GTTTATGTTAAATTATTGGCTTACGCCAATAAATTAATATATTGGCTAAACCACGGGAAGTATCTTTATACACCCCTTTCCATGGTGTGTGATATCTTTCGCGTATCAAACGAGTATTTATTGCTTACCAAGCATGGTGCCAAATTTTAACCTAAAAAGCCACCTAGGTACTGAAATACATTTAAGATAGTTGGTATCGTTGCCGTCTGCGTAGTTCCATCTCCCAAATAATAAGCGTTCTTCTTGCTTATAGTAAAGGGAGGAGCTATAGAATGAAAACCCATACGGGTTTCATCTGTTAGACCAACGAACGTCTCCATCGTGAATTGCACTCCTTGCATTACATTAGTATTTGCTATCTGCATAACATATGTTCCAAAGTCAGCCGTTGACACGGCTGGCGGTGTAGATGTTCCTGAAAAGTTTCTAAATTTTTCAGGACTACCTAAAAATTTAAAGAACGAAGTGTCAGGGATAACAAATTCATACATAGCCGTAGTCCTAGTATACTCCTTAGGAAATAACTGAAAAGTAACTGGTACTTCTCCTATGGTCGATAAAAGATTTTGAGGTGTAATGGAACTAGTATTAATATCCGCACTCGCTAAAAGTTGGTTACTTGTTAAATATCCCAAGTTTTGCGGAAAATAATAAACTCGAAGTGATAATTGTGATATATCACCTACTAAGCTATTTTGACCGGCCTGAGCTAAAGTCATCATTATCCTAATCTTAAATCCTGTTGTTTTACCATAGTACATGCGCGATATCGTTTCTATCGGCGTATAGTTCCAGTTTGCATTATTTTCTCCTACATATGAGGACAAGGGAACTTTAATATTCATATAAGCGTCCTTGTCTATCGCGTAACTCAAAGTAGAAGTTTTATACATTCTTCTTATCAAATTTCTTATATCTAAATTAGGCACGAGTCGCGTACAATGCATCATTTGCGACTCCTTGTTGTCTTCATGTGAGTTATACTGCTGGTTCTGCGGTGCATTCATGACTTTAATCTTACCAGATTGTGGATTAAATTTTGTTGTTGGTAACGTTAACAAACTAATTCCATCCTCAGTACTAGCAGAAATAGCGCTATTAAGCTGTGCATGAGTCATTCCGAGCACCTCTGCAGCCTCTGCTCGCTCTTTTGGAGTGTCCAATAAGACATTTGGCACTCTGAGCGTCTCCCTATCTATAGGATTCGATGTAGCGTTACGATGCAAATGTTTCGCTACTGATTGTCTAGCTGGCTTTGATAGAGCCTTTTCAAATTGTGTAAGCTCCCCTGACGGTGCAGGAAATCCTAAATCAAAATCATAGTGATAAGTATTAGTCTTAGTGTAACCAAAAAATTGTGTTGTTGGTGTTCCGGAAAGGAACACATTAAAATCCACAGTTTCAGGGGAACCATCTGACGATGCTAAGGGTTGTGCAAGATATATATAATACATTCCATGCATAAGACCTTCAAGACTAGTATTATCAGCACAAGGCATCAAGTCGTTTCGACTCAAAAAGGGTAAGGAGACTTCGTGGTTTTGCCCACCTTGCGTGTACTCTAACAAGTGAGACGGAGCATTAACTATGCTACGATATGCTGGGTAGGAAGTATTGGCAGTAATTGATGGATTATAATACTTAAGCACTTTCAATTTGACTTGTTGCTTATTATTCAATATTCCAGCAATCTCCAATTTCAACTCCCCTCGCCATGCTCTATGCAAACTATGCATTAGCTCCAAATTATTAGCACACACAACTCCACTGTCATCAGTAAACATACCGCCCTGGAAAGGCGATATAGGTCGAGCCCAAAGTAAAGCTCCTATCTTAGTACTCGTCGAAACTTGGAAAGCACCTAAATACTGCCTCTTACTAACTACATGTGATATCGACATCTCGTCTACAGCTGTAGCGAAGATTGGCTCCTTTACAATTCTATCAGACATAGCTAGTGGATCTAATTTCTCAAAGAATTGCGGGGCATCTACCATATTGGCGTAATTCACATACGTGTTCATGACTCTTTCAGACATAGTGGCAACATTAGGATTATGTAATCCTGTCCAAGATCTCACCAGAGATCTCACTCCATCTATTGCGTCGCCCGCAATAGTCTTAACACTACCAGCAACCATGTCCAACAATCCAGATGTGGCTTCTCCTGCTTTTTTCAAAATCCCTGACTGTGGGCTAAAACCTCCTTCAGCTAACATTGTGTAGAGTCTAAAACCTGCGGTTAAAGCAGTGCCCAACATAGCTATAATAGCTAGGGCATTACCATCCAAGTGAGGGCCTCTACGCCTTCTACTCCTGTTCGTCCACTCTTGCGGTCTCTCTGCGTTTCTTTTTGCTCTCTCATAGTCCTCATAAAGAGGATTAAACATAGATTTTGGTTTTCTAGATCCTTGCGGAGTAGATTGCCATTCAACGTATCTAGGTGTTGGCACGACTATCTTGTAATGCTCAAAACACGCTTCTATTACTATGTTTAATGTCTTAGAAGAGCCAGATGATGGAAACAGAGGATTTAAAACTAAGAAAATTAAAGTTGAATAATTACCATTTATAGACGTCAAATCTAAAGTTGGTGTAGTTCCTTCGGTCTGCATATCTAACGTAGCTAAGTCAGCATTGCAGTAAAAAGGAACTGGCAAACTTACAGACGTAGCTTCATTTGCGTAAAGATACGCATGCGGTCCAGATAAAATAGTGTTAATCAACATATATTGTTTCTTCGTAATATCAGGATATGCGGGCATAGGCGGTAAAACCCCTACCAATACACACCCTGCGTGAGTAATAGTACCAGCCATTGAAATGTTAAGAAGCAGTTTTGGTATTCCATAAGCTCCCATCTTAAAAAGGTTCAACAATGATGTATTGCTCCTAGCTATATCACCTGGCATAAACTTAATTGGCGTAGCCAATAAAGTATATCTGGCTGCTGAATCACTAAATTCCACGTCTCCTACATAAAAAGGTCTTTCGATAAACGGCCTTCCATCCAACTCGTAAGCTTTATCAATATCCACTTGCATTTGCATATCTACGCTAGGCGTCGATATTTCCTGTATCTCGCGGGTTGTAATGCTAGCAACCGTTGTTGCTAGTGATTGACCACCCAAAGTCAAATCATTATTTGCTATTGCTGCAAATTCTTTATCTACATTTTCCATCTGTGTCATATATACAGTTTAACAACGCGAACTATATGAGAGTCGCATCAACTTATTAGTTTAATAAGTATTGATCCCTGGCTTTTACGTTAATAAGTTACCGTAAAATTAGAACCGATTTATCAATACTGGCTATAGGTTGCCATCCTGATCAACAAGGTTTGATTAACGTGGTTGACTCCACGATGCTATCTTAGCATTCCAAGAAAGATTTATCTTTACCCAACCAAAGCATTACCTGAGTATATGCTTCTGGGTCATCTAAGATCTTTACAACTCTATCTCTACTAAACAAGGGTACATAAGGATATGCATCCTCCATAACACTCGTTATCTCTTTGAACAAAGATTCTGAGTGCAAAAAAGCTTCTACTTGAACAGCCTTCATCTTACCTGCCATAACTTCTTCGACGTCCTTATCAGAATTAACCCACTGCAATGTATTGATGATAGTGTCAATGCTCAACACTCCTACATACCTCTTAAGCACCGGATGTTGTCTCATATGCCTCTTGACGAAATTAAGTTTATTGAACGGTTGAGTTGCATTAACAATTGGTGTTTTATCTCCATTAGTACAAACCATACCTAAAGATTCTGCAACATCTCTTACAGTTAACAAATTAAAAACATCTTTTAGACTGCTCGGTACTCCGAAGACCTTATCATCTCCCATGACATAATCCACAACCTTCTCAAAATCAACTATACTGGCATCCTTCTTATTCCTATACAGAACCAATGCTGTCAAAGCCTTATTAATTAAGCAATTCATAAGCAATGTCAACCATGTCCCTGACGGCAAACCATGCGTTGTGGCCCACAGCTCATCAGCAACCAAAACAGTTGATCTAGCCATAGTATTTAGCACATACTTAAGAACTTCTACATTGCTTCCTTGATATCTCTCAACAAGCACTTCTCCTATCATATCCATGATACTAGCCATTATAGAACCATCCCATTTAGCAAAGTCAATGTCTCCCGTTATTGCGCAATCTTTAAGTCTCCTACTCATAAGATCCATGTCTTTGTAAGGGTTAAACCCTACACAACATCCATACTTATGCATATTCTTCTTAAAATGCGGTATAAGCTCTCCACATAACTTCTTAGTCCACCAAATATGCGGTAATGGCATCACTCTGAACGTTCTAGGCTCATCTACTTTAGTTGACTTTCTCAATTCGTCTTTGAAACACTCTACACTCAAAAACATATTGATATCATAGTCCTCTCGCCTCGCTTTACTTGCAAACTCCTCAAACAATTCTACAGCTTCATCTTTTATAACCTTCTTCTCAAAATCAAAATAAGCTTCCTTACCTTTCAAACAACCGTATCCATTACTAGAATCCTTATTAATAGCCGGGTAGCCATTTCCTCCAAAGGCACACACTTCGTCCGACAAATCATTAAAAGTTGGTATCATGGATCGTATACACTCTGCCATAAACCCTAGCTCTTTCTCTGCTATAAACCCTTGATGCTTAAAGGTTTTCATAGATATATCGTGTAACAACTTCTTAGGTGCACCCTTGCTCTTAAAGTTAGGCGGCGCTTTGCTATCTATCTTCTCAACATCAACGCTAGTATACAACTGTCCACTACTCTCAAGAACTGTGACCAATTTTTCCATTTTACTATTAACATCTGTATGGAACACAGACTTAACAAACGACGTCTCAGACATTGGATGTGAAGACTTTACCGACCCAGCTGGGTAGCGAAGTCTTGCACCTGAAATGCCCGGATATATCTTATCATCAAAATCATAATTGACCTCTTCACCTTGCAACATAACTTGACGTATGTCCTCTCGTGTATATCCTTGCGGTGCTACTGAAAAGCCTACATCGCCATCTCCAGCAATGTGAAAAGCTACGATACCATTATCAGCTGAAACCAAAGGCGATCCGCAAAAACCACCTCCGCTCACAGGTGTGTAGTATCCACTCTCTTTACTATGAACGTAATCTTGTTTACCATTCTTATAGTTCGCTCTATATGATGTATACTTCACTTCATCGCTATTCTCAAAAACTGAACTACCATAAATCACAGGGATCGGACCAAATGACGTTACTATACTCATGCTGGGATTCTTATTCACAAACTCTGGGAATAAATTCCAACATTTCTTGTATCTAGTAGTCAGATTCACCATTTCATAAATGGCCAAATCCTCTTTAATATACAATCTTATGCGCTTCAACTTGATATTTTCTTGCTCTTTATGTTTATTCTCATAGTGCGCATACGTGCGATATATATCAACTCTGACTTCATCCAACCCCATATGTGACGGCAACAAGATATACTTGCCACTCACTATACCATGTGACATTTCATCTTCATCTTCTATCCCTTCTCCATTACGGTAAACCACCAACTTGACGTGGCTTGCTATATTAATGACTCTCTCATCACTCTGAGGTTTAAACTTCTTATGCTGCAAAACACTTTCATCTTTCTTACTCTTAGAAATAGACTTCTCATAGCTAATCCTCATAGCGCTATCGTTGGTATTGACCTTACCTCCTTTAAAAACTCCACGAATGGCTAACGCTAAAGCACTCACCACCAGTAAACCAAGTGGGTTTATACTTACTTCAGCTGGGAACCAATCTTTCAATCTCTCAGGCAACCAGGCCATTGACATAGTCAACGTAGGAATACATCCATTCCATCCAACAGAAAAAATACTCATGACACACTCTACTGCTTTAGTAACACACATTGTAGCAAACTCATACAACGGATCTACATAATAATGCACCCATTCTCTAATAAAGTGCTTCATCTTGTTTGCTCCGCTACATGCATCTGCTGTTAGCATGTTAACTATCGTCATTCCATTAATATGGCCGTAATACTGCGGCTGAAATTCAACTGCATCACCAAATTCTTCATTACTCTGTAACACTTCGCTCAATACATCATCATCTACAAACATTTCACTTCTATTTCGCTCCTCTGCCAATTTAACATGCATAAACAACTTCCAGAACCACTTTAGACTCTCTTTAGTCTTATGAACATGCACAGCTTCACTAGTGTTTATATCAACAGACACATCAGCGCTACTTGTGTGATGCAACAAAGCATTCTCCCAACGGTGCGACACTAAATGATCGAACTTATAGTACCGCATACGCTGCGCAAAAACATTGTGAACGACCTTCTCAACCTTCACAACATGGCATCTCCTAAACAAAGCTTCTGGCTCTGTGATGCAATCAGTAGAAGTAAATCCTCCTAAATTCATTAAATGATTCGTTGTGCACAAAATCACCTTAGAATTAAAAAATTTAGTATTCTTCTTTGAAGCAGTGGCGCATGGCAAAGGATACTTAATGGGTGAAACAAAATTAATCATTGTCCTCCATTGCGATTTACCTTGCTGTCCTACATCGTCCATAACAAACACATCTTGGTTCTCATAATCATCATAAAAATCCTTGGCATCTTCGGTTGAAGGAACCGTGTGACAGTAAACTGATAATCCACTTTTACGCAACAAATCCACTGTTGCGTTCATAAATTGTGATTTACCTGATCCAGCTAATCCTTCAAAAACAAACAACAATGGCTCATCTCTACGCGACTGATCGAACATATAAGTAGCCTTAACGACATTATCTCTAAACGCAGTCCACGTAGTATTGAAGTACTTATTGCTGGTATTGGTAGCAAACTCTATAAATCCAGGCGCTGCAATACACTTCTTATTCAACTCTACTATCTTCTCTCTAAACGTAGGATCAAAAATCTCCTGAGGATTCTTGATGTACTGTGTATAAACGCTAGCAACTTCTCTCATTAAATTATATGATATAGTACTATTCGAAACATACTTTAAAACGCTACGCATACCAGTAATAATCGCAATGGGCAATAAGGGACTCTTAACAAAAGTTGGAGTCTCCAAAAAATCTAATAAACTATTCAAAACTTGAAAAAAAGAACTAAGCACACTCATCACAGCATCGCTATCAAAAATCCTTTTACCAGTTAAAACTGTAAAAGTCTTAATCTGATCTATCAACACTGTTGGCAATCCTAAAAACATGAATCCAGACAACATATCAGATACATTAAGTGTTTGCGGAACAAACATCTTATTATATCTTTTATATGAAGTATAAATCGACATCAACACGGACACTAACTTAGTTGGCGTTAAAAACCCATCTCGCAATTCCACTAATACTGCAATAATATCAATAAAAAACAATTTAAAATCCTCAGTCATTATGACTTTGGCATTCGCACAAAAACTACTATACAACATCTTAATACTACTAATTGACTCAGATAGATATCCAAACACACCAGCTTGTGGCTTGAATTTTCTGCTCTTATTATTACAACGTAATTTACAATTTCGCTCCATAATAACAGCTACTCTGCAATTCTCAATATTATGATACTTTACACTCATACTGCTATGCAATCTTTCAATATGCTTCTTGAAATCGACTTTACTAAGTTGAAAGGCTAGCTTTCGCGTACCATATATTACTAAAAATCGCTCATTACTAGTATAATAAACGGCCAGCTGGCTATCTACTAATCCTAGTTGTCGTGCTATCATTCTCAATTCTTTAGTACTAATTGTCCTATCTTCTTCACAAAGAACTTCGTCCTCCAATTTCTTAACATCTGTATTAAAAATTGGGCATTGGCAATCATCTTCGACTCCGAAGACGATACCCGCCGGCTGATTAAGGCAAGCAGGAATTTGAGTTTTGACAGGCCCTCTAAACTGTTTTGGTAACATACCTTGTGAAGTTTTAGCTCCACGCATAGTCTCGACTTCTACGGGTGAGACTTCCTCATTTACGAACTTTAACATAGTTTGCAATTGTCCCATATCATGCACTTTCGTACAATTAAGTGGGTACCGCTAGTGGCAAAGATCTACAGATCTCCATCCCATTACAACGGGGTGTTCTTTACCAGTGTTCTGACCACTTTCTGGCTCACGGCGAACCAACTGAATTAACCATCAGTATGGGTTTGTTTTGATAACATTACATACAAACAATTCAAAAACTTTAGTCCTATTCCTCATTAAAAAATGAGGCCATATACTAAAATTTTTAAAAAGTAAATACATAGAATAAAAACTCAAAAC